CATCGAACACACCGGCGGCAAGATCGAGTGGTTCCCCGACAACATCAAGGGCGGTGCCCGCACCAAGGTGCTGGAGGCCCTGTTCAACAAGGCCCTGATCACCCGCGACAGCACCGACTGGTTCGTTGCGGCCGAGGGCTACGACGCCCTGGGGCGCGCCCGACCGACGCCGGCCACCATTCACCCCGACCCCGAGGTCGAGGCCGCCGTGTCGGCCGCAGAGGCCAACTGGGCGCAAGAAAAACAGGACGCGGCCAAGCGCCTGCTCAAGGTGGGCGTCGAGGGCAAGCCACGCACCCGCGAGAACAGCAAGCAGGCCGCCGTGATCCAGATGCTGCAGCGACCGGAAGGGGCCACCATCAACCAGATCTGCGCGGCCACCGGCTGGCAGGCGCACACGGTGCGCGGCACCTTCGCCGGGGCCTTCAAGAAGAAACTCGGGCTCACCATCACCTCGGAAAAGCCCGAGGGCGGCGAGCGCATCTACCGGATCGCGTGACCGGAGGGCGCCACAATGTTGAAACTGATCACCATCCTCGAAAGCCTCAAGACCGAACCGCGCCGCCTCACCGACGAGGAGAACCTTTACCTCGATCAGCTCGGCGACGAGCTGCGGCGAGCGGAAAGCGATGCCGCCCGTTGGCGGATACTCGAACGCGAAGGGCTCCATCGCCTCGAGGGCTTCGACTTCAGTGAGGACGTGCTCGCCCGGCTCACCACGGTGCGTCGAGCGGCGATGAACTGAAGAGCTTGGCTTCCCGATTGAGAAGCGCGTTCATACGACTGTCATCAACGCCACCAGGAGCAACCGCCATGAACACCGTAACCACCCAGCAAGCCAGCCCTCTCCGGGTTCGCTTCGCGCGCAAGCCCGTCGACCTGCAGGAGGTGCTGGCGGCCACGCCCTACGACAAACGTCCAGAACCGGTGGTGATCAGCGAAACCCGCGAATTGACCCCCGCCGAGTACGACGTCTTCGCCGCCACGCTCCTGCAGGATCGCGACTGGCTGGCCGGCAAGGGCGGATACCTCGATCACGCCACGCGGCACGTCGTCGAGGTCAAGGCCGCGAATCGCAAAACCCTGTACGTTGACCCCTCGGGCAGCGCCTACGGGCGTTATGTGGGCATCGCCGTAGAAGCCTGAAGAAAGATGCAGAAAGCGCTTGGCTTCTCAATCGAACAGCGCGTTCATACGGGTGTCGCAACGATCAACCCGAAGGAGAAAACGATGACCACCACCAAGCAAATCCCCGCCACCCAGAACGACGCCTGGGGCTTTTGGGGCACCATGAACGACGACGCCCAAGCCGCCTGGCCCATCGCGATGACCGCGATCTCAGACGCCACCTGCCAGCCCCTCGAATCGGTCAGGGCCTTCCTCGACAGCCGCCACGGGCGGCACTTTGCCGATGACGTCCTGAACGAGATGCTCCGGGGCCACGCGATCCAGCAGGCGGTCGACGCGGCGGTCACCCGCTGGATGGGCTGGACACTTGGCCGCCAGACCAGCAAGGACTACGGCATCCCGCGCGGGCTGCCTTACCTGACGGGCTTCGTGATTCACTGCGAAATCGCCGAAGAAGAACTCGCCGCCTGATCGAACACCACGCCATCCGCCAAACGGGTGGCCTGTGCCCCGGCATAGTCCTGCCAGCGGCGCACGATCACATCCACGTACTTCGGGTCGAGCTCGACAAGCCGCGCCCGCCGCCCCGACTTCTCGGCGGCGATCAGCGTGCTGCCGGATCCACCGAACGGATCCAGCACCACGTCGCCCGGGCGACTGGAATTCCGAATCGCTCGTTCCACCAGTTCCACCGGCTTCATCGTCGGGTGCAAATCGTTCTTCTGCGGCTTCTTGATCTGCCAGACATCGCCCTGGTCGCGGTCGCCGCACCAGTGGCGCTCGCCACCTTCCGGCCAGCCGTAGAGAATCGGCTCGTACTGGCGCTGGTAGTCAGCGCGCCCCAGGGTGAAGGTGTTCTTGGCCCAGATGATGAACGTCGACCAGTGGCCGCCGGCAGCCCGGAAAGCGGATTGCAGCGTATCCAGTTCGCTGGATGACATCGCCACATAGACGCCACCCCGACAGTGCGCCAAGGCTGGCATCAGTGCGGCCAGCAGGAAATCGTAGAAGCCGTCGCCCAAGTTGTCGTTGAGGATCGCGCGGTTCTTGCCGCGCATCTTGTCCTTGGCGCTGTTGGCGTAGTTCACGTTGTAGGGTGGGTCGGTGAACACCATGCCAGCCAACTCGTCGTCCAGCACGGTGGCGTAAGCATCGGCATCGGTGGCGTCGCCGCAGAGCACCCGGTGCCCGCCACAGATCCAGACATCACCCGGTCGTGACACCGGCGTCTCGGGCACCTCGGGGGCTGCATCCTCGTCGGTCTGCCCCTCGGTGGTCGTCTCGCCGCCGGCGAGCAGATCAGCCAAGGCCTCGGCGTCGAAACCGGTCAGGGTCAGATCGAAGTCGTCATCCTGCAGGGCTGCCAATTCCACCTGCAGCATCGCCTCGTCCCAGCCGGCGTTCTCGGCGATGCGGTTATCCGCGATCACCAGCGCCCGGCGCTGGGTTGGCGTCAGGTGGTCGAGCACCACCACCGGCACCATTTCGATGCCGAGCTTCTGGGCGGCGGCCAGTCGGCCATGCCCGGCGACGATCACGCCGTCGCTGCCCGCGAGGATGGGATTGGTGAAACCGAACTCAGCAATCGAAGCCGCGATCTGCGCCACCTGCGAATCGGTATGGGTGCGGGCATTGCGGGCGTAGGGCACAAGCCGCTTGGTTGGCCACTGCTCAATCTTGTCGGCGAGCCAGGAGATGTTCATGCCTGCACTCCCAATCGTTCGGTAGCAACTTCCTCGAAGGTCTGCCCGGTGGCCACCAGGGTCACCGGCACGTATGGGAAGTTCTGCCGGAAGCGCTTGACCGTCACGTCGACGTACTCGGGGGCGATCTCCGTTGCCCGGGTCACTCGCCCGGTACGCTGGGCGGCGAGGATGGTCGTGCCCGAGCCGCAGAACGGCTCGAACACGATCTCGCCCTCGTCGGTGTAGGACTCCAGGACGAACTGGGGCAGTGCCACCGGGAACACGGCCGGGTGATCGATGTCCTGCCCAATCTTGCCCTTGTGTCGCATGATGCGAATCACCGAGTCAGGGATGCGAAAGTCCTGGGTGACCGTGCCGACGTGGTTCCACGCCGTCTTGCTGCCATCCTTGTTGCGCATGCCACCGGCGCTCGTGCCGTCGCCGCGCAAATGGGTGTCGCGCCCAGCGTAGATGCAGGGCACGATCTTGTTGGGGCGGCGCGCGTCGCTGTCCTTCCGGTTGAAGTGGAAGACGAATTCGAAGGCCGGCGCGAGCCGACCGTTCCAGTCGCCGGGCAGCCCCGGCCCCTGATCCCAGACGTACCAGGCGAAACGCCGCCAGCTCTGACTGCGCATCCAATCGAGCCAGCCATCCCAGTACGGTACGACTTCCTGCTCGCGGTGGATCAGCCCGAGATTGACCAGCACCTGGCCGGTCGGGGCCATCGGCAGCTGGGCGAATACGCCGCGCATCAGGGCATCCCAATCAATGATGGTGTTCGTGTAGTCGCGCTGGTTGCCGTAGGGCGGTGAGGTGAAGCAGAGCGCCGCCTGCTCGCCAGCCATCAGGGCCGCGACTACCTTGGCATCGGCTGCGTCGCCGCAGATGACGCGATGCGCCCCCAGCTGCCAGACGTCACCCGGGCGCGAAACGGGAGCCGACGGAGCATCGGGTACATCGTCGGCCGCATCGGGCTCATCGCTCTCCTGCTCGTCGCCGGCTTCGTCGCCAACCGCGACGTCGGTGGCGAGCAATTCCTCGATCTCGGCGTCGTCGAATCCGGTGAGCGCGAGGTCGTACCCCGCCTCGGACAACTCGGCCAGCTCCAGCGCCAACATCGCGTCGTCCCATCCGGCATCGAGCGCCAGGCGGTTGTCGGAAATCACGTAGGCGCGCTTCTGGGTGGGCGACAGGTGAGACAGTTCGATGACCGGCACCTTGGTCAGCTCCAATTTGCGCGCGGCCGCCAGTCGACCGTGGCCGGCGATGATGCCGTTCTCGCCGTCCACCAGGATCGGATTCGTCCAGCCGTACTCGACGATGCTGGCGGCGATCTTGGCCACCTGCTCGTCAGTGTGCGTCCTCGGATTCCGGGCGTAGGGGATCAGCGTCTCGACCTTGCGGTACTCGACGTTGAGCATGTTCAGTTCGGGTTTCCCAAAAAAGTGCGGCCCGGACGGGTGAAAGGATGAAAGCCCCGTCACGGGCCGCGAGGGTCGCTGCTGCGGTAGAAACTAATAGGCCCGCGCAGTGGCGGGCCGGTCGGACTGGGGTGCAAACCTGCAAACCCTGCAAACCTCGGTTTGCAGTTTGACGCTAGCGAAATGCCGCGCTCGCGCCCCCCGCATGGCGAAGGCGACAGGAAGGACCCGTCGTCTCAGGGCCCGGTGAGCGATGCGGGCTTGCCGCCCGCACCACCCGCCGGATCATAGCCGTCATGCTAGCCCCAAACCGCCTCCGACGTTGCACGGTTCAATGCCGCTCACATACTCTCGTCGCCGCTCAGTCACCCGCATTCGCGTCAAAACACGATACTTCACGCAGATACGACGGATACGGCGTTCAGCCGGTCAGCCACCGCCTGCAGGGCGCGATGCCAGCGACGCCACCCCGTGGTGCGATCGCACCCGAAGCGCCGGCAGATGTCGCGCCACTCGAACTGCCGGGCGCGCATCCAGACGAGATGCCGCTGCTCGACCTCGAGCCACTGCACCCAGCGCATCGCCTCCAGCATGCGCTCGACGGCCTCGGGCGATGGAGGAAGGGGTTTATGGTCGCCCTCCGGTGCGCCCATCACCTCCCACGGCTCGCGCTTGAACTCGGGCCAGACGTTGAAGTAGCCCTGGACCCGCACCCGCGGCAGGCGCCGGGCGGTCTCGGCGGCCTCGGCGAAGCGCGCCGCCACATCCTCCTTGGTCCATTCAGCCACGGTGTTTCTCCCCGTAGAGCCGCTCACCCAGCCGGCGCACGAACTCGCGCTCGACGAAGTCCAAGCGCTCGTCTTGTGCCGAGACGACCAGGATGCGCTGGGCGCGCCAGCCCTCCTGCTTGACCGCCTCCAGGTCGGTGGCCTCGGGCTGCAGGCGCCCCAGTGGGCAGCGGTAGCGCTGTGCCGGGATCTTCATCTCACACCTCCTGTGACTCGACGGCCCAGGCGAGCAGCGCCAGGGCGTCGGCCTCGTTGTCGTCGCCGGGGCTGAAGCCGCGGGCCCGGGCGGCCGCGATCATCTCGGCCTTGCCGGCGTTGCCCTTTCCCGTCGCATGCTTCTTGATCGTGCCCACCGGCACGCCCTGGTAGGGGATGCCGTGGTGCTCGCACCAGGCGGTAAGCTGCCCCATGAAGCCGCCATAGGCGTGCGCGGCATCGACGCCGGCATGGCGGCGCACCTCCTCGAACACCACGAGGTCGATGCCCTCGGTGCACTGCTTGATCTCGGCGAGCCAGCGCTTGAAGCGGAGGAAACGCATGCCGCCACCCTCGAAGCGCTGCGGCTTGAAGGATTCGGCGCCGCTCGTGATGCGTCCGTCGCGGCCCATGAGGGCCCAGCCGGTCTGCGTGCCCAGGTCCAGGGCGAGAATGGTTTGGTTCATCTGTCGCTCCAGTTCGGCGGGTGACAGATGGTGTCCGGTCTGCCGGTTATCTCTCATACGTGCGCGCACGCGCGTATACGGGTTAATCAGCAGACCTGCCCCCATCTGTCACCCGGTTCAGTCCATCGGGTCGTAGTAGCTGCGGTTGTAGGGCTTGGGACGGGTCATCAGCCCCTTGATGGCCCGCACCCCGCCATGCAGGCGCGTGCGCTCGAAGCCGCGCGAGAGCAGGGTCTCGACGAAGCGCTTGATGGAGCCCACGTACTCGCCGGCCCGCTCGGCCCACTCCCGCCAGTCCGCGTAGAGGTCCGAGGTCGAGACCTTGGCCTCGGGATGCTGCTCGCAGCGCTCCTCGATCCATTGCCCGAGCGCGTCCTCGGCCTCGAAGTACTCCTCGGTGGCCGACACCACGCAGGCGGGCGGCTGCAGGCCTTCGCGCTGCCAGGCGAGGCAGCCGGCCACCGCCCAGGCGAGGATGCCGTCGCGCTCGGCGAGCAGCTTTTCGGTGAGCTTGCCGTCGCGCCGCTCGGGCGGGATGGTCACGGTGAAGGGGATGAGGTGCAGCCGCCGCTTCATCGCCTCGTCCACGTTGCGGATGGCGGGCTTGTGGTTGCCGGCGATCACCAGCTTGAACTGCGGCACGTACTCGAAGAAGTCCTGGCGCATGAAGCGCGCCGAGACCTTGTCGCCGCCGGTGATGGCCTTCACCTTCGACTCGTTCCAGCGCCGCCCCTGCTCGGTCTCGATCGAGGCGACGAAGCGCGCCCCGCGCAGCCCCGCAAGATCGGTCGGGTGCCGGTCGCCGCGCGCCTCCATGAAGGTGTCCATGGGGGCGCTCGCCGCGTAGTCGCCAAGGATGGTGGAGACGACGTTCACGAACACGCTCTTGCCGTTGGCACCGGTGCCGTAGAGGAAGAACAGCGCGTGCGCGGACGTGGCGCCGGTCAGGCAGTAGCCGACCATGCGCTGCAGGTAGGCCTGGAGCTCGGCATCACCGCCGGTCACGTCGGCGAGGAAGGCGAGCCAGCGCGGGCACCCGCCCTTCGGCGTGGCGGTCGCCAGCTTGGTCATACGGTCGCGCCGGTCGTGGGGCTTGAGGCGCCCGGTGGCGAGGTCCACCACCCCGCCGGGCGTGTTGAGGGCGAAGAGGTCGGCGTCCCACTCCTCCGACGTGGAGGCGTGCCGCCGGTCGGTGCGGGCGAGCCGCTCCACGCCACCCACCGTGCTGCTGGCGGCGAGCTTCGCCGCTAGGCGATGCGAGTCGGCCTTGAGCGCCGCCTCGCGGCAGATGGCGCGGATGAGATGATGCACGAGCAACGTCTCGTCGGCCTGCCAGCGGGCGCCCGTCCACACCAGCCACTTGCCCCAGGCGGCGCAGTAGCGCCAGTCCTCGCTGTAGCGGGCGGTGAAGGTGAGCGCCAGCGCGTCGTCCGTGGCCCAGACCGAGGCCTCCTGGGTCGGCAACCGCTGCGCGGGCTTGATGCTCATGCGGGGACCATTGGCGACGAACCCCGCCGCGTCGAAGCCCTCGACGAGGGCGTCGGCCGCATCCCACCCCTCGGGCTTCTCGTCGGGCGGGAGCAGCACGTCGCACGAGGCGGCACCGGCCGCGAGCGCCGCCTGCGCGGCCGCCATGGCGTAGTCCCAGCCGGGCTTGTCGCGGTCGGGCCAGACGAGCACCGCCTTGGCCTCGAGCGGCGACCAGTCGGTCTTTTCGACCGGGGCGTTGGCGCCGTGCATGGCGGTGGTGGCGCACAGGCCGATACCGATCAGGGCCTCGGCGCACTTCTCGCCTTCGACCAGCACAACGGAGTCGGCGCGGGCGATGCCCGGCTGGTTGTAGAGCGGACGCGGCTCGGGCGGCGCCATCTTGCGGCGACGGGCGTCCCAGGGCCGGAACTCCTTCCTGCCGCCGGGCGGGTCGTAGCGGTAGACGACGGCGATCAGCTTGCCGCCGGCATCGTGATAGTCCCACTTGGCCGTGGCCGGGCCGAGCTCGTCGACCGGGGCCTCGCGCTTCGCCTTGCGACCGGGCATGGTGCGGGCGCGGCCGAGCAGCCGGCCCGCCTCCTCCAGCACCCGCGCGAAATCACGGTGCGCATCGAGGCCGAGATGGGCGGCGATGAGGTCGAACAGGTCCCCGCCGGAGCCCTCGGCCCGGTCGGTCCACAGTCCTGCCTTCTCGCCGGCCAGGACCACCTCCAGGCTGTCGCCCGGGCTGCCCAGCACGTCGCCGATGCGGAACTTGCCGCGCCGCTTCTTGCCCGCAGGGAAGAGCGCACCGAGCACGCCTTCCAGATTGCCGAGGAGCTCGGCGCGAACGGCGTCGCGGTTGACCTCCCTATCCTGCTCGGGAAGCGACACGGCATCGTTGAAGTCGATCATTCCGCCGCCTCCGTTGCACCCTGGTTGCGATGGCGCGCCGACCAGACCTCGAGTTCGGAGAGCCGGAAGCGGATGGTTCGCCCGATGCGGTAGAACGGAATCTTGCGCGCCTTGCGGCTGGCGGGCTTCGTGAAGTAGTAGAGCGGCAGGTTGAGCGCCTGCGCCGCGTGGCGGGCGTCCACCATCGGCTCGACCGCGGGCGGTAGGGGAAGGGAATGTTTCATGGTGGGGTTCTCCAGCAGCGGTCAGCCCAGGCGCACATCCGGCACTCGAAGTGCGTCGGCTCGGCGAACGAGCGCGGCAGCAGCTCGCCGGCGTCGGTGGCGGTGATGATCTTCACCGCCCGGTCCGACATGCGCTGGGCCAGGGCCGCATCAAAGGGCACGAGCTCGGCGTAGATCTCCATGGTGTCGGCATTCACCGCCGTGAAGAGCGCCGGATGCTCGTGCAGTTCGAGATAGGCTTGGTAGAGGGCGATCTGGGCGGCATAGACGGGCTTGGCCACGGCGAGCCGGTGCTTCTCCAACTCGCGCCAGGACTTGCCGCCCAGGCACTTGTTCTCCCACAGGCAGGGGTAGGCGAAGCCTTCGGGGCCGCCGACGATGACGCCGTCGACGTGCCCCTGCAACCGCCCGTCCGCCACCGAGAAGCCGAATTGCTCCCCGTTACGGTCGCGGGTGCGCAGATCGAAGCCGGCGGCATGCAGCCAGGCGACCATGCTGTCCTCGATAACGTGGCCGCGCTCGAAGATGCGCAACATCCGGCCTTCGATCTCGCGGCCATAGTCGACGGGTGCCTGCGCATACTCGTATTGCAAGGCGCGCTCGCAGGCGACGCCCAGGCGGGAGGCCCCGAGATAGCGGCGCGCCTCCTCCCTGGCGCGCGTCTGCTGCATGCCGGCATCGATCAGGGCGGTGAGCCGCCCGGAGAAGGATGCGGAGGAGTTGAAGTCCAGCATCACGCCTCCCACGGCAGGTCGTCCTTGAGGTCGGCGAAGGGACCGGCCGCCTCCAGCCCGCGGATCGGCGGGTGCTTGGTGACCTCGTGCGCCTCGACCATCGCGTCCGTGTAGCAGGTGACGATGGCGTCGATCACCCGCAGCGCCTCGGCTTCCGAGTACGCCCCGAGGGGCTTCTCGAAGCCGATCTCGCCGGCCGCCTCGCCGAAGGCCTTCAGGCACTTCTTCATGGCGGCGAGCTCCATGTCAGACGGATCGATCATGAAGACCTCCCTTTGCGAGGGCAGCGTGTCCGCCCATAGGCCGTAGAGCCGGTGGAAGGCGTCCTGGCAGCGGCGGCTGCAGAACACCCAGTCGAGGGGATAGCGCCGGGGGTCGGCGAT